CACCATTTATTTTTATACCTTCTATAATATCATCTACAGGATATTCTCCTTTTAAATCATACCCTAAATAAGGAGACTGCCAGTTTAAATGTTTTCCATACAATGCTGCTGCTGCGCCTAAAGAACTGCCAGCATCTCCAGGATTAGGCATAATCCATATGTCTTTAAATATTTTCCACAGCTTTGTATTAGCAGAACAATTTAAAGCACATCCACCCATAAACACAAGATTTTCTTTACCAGTTAGTTTTTTTGCGTATTGCATAAATTCCATTAATCTTATTTCATATACTTTTTGCACTGCTGCTGCAATATCAAATTTATCTTGTTCCGTAACCCATCCCCAGTCTGTAATTCCTTTATGAAAATTATACTTTTGATTATTTATAGATGGAAAATAATTATTAACCTTAGACAAATATTTATCTGAATCACCGTATCCTGCCATCCCCATAAATATATATTCTTCTTCGTTTGGTTTTAAACCAACTAATTGTGTGAAGGCTGAATAAAATAGTCCAAAGCTAAATGGATAATTTTGTTTATGCTTTAATTTAATTTTATCACCTTCTCCAGTCCATATTGTAGAAGTATTCCATTCTCCTATAGAATCTAATACAACTATAACTGCATCATTAAATTTACTTGTATAGTATCCAGCACATGCATGTGAATAATGATGTTTAAAATATTTAACTGGCAAACTTTTATTAAATATATTTTTAATGTTTTGTTGTGGCTTCCAGTTTCCATTCCCACCTTTTAATAATAATCTAGATGCTTTTAATAATGGGTTTTCATAATAAGCTATTTTATCTGGAAAGCCGTATTGGATAGCATCGTTAATTAAATCGATATTTGTATACCAATCATTTTTTTGTTTACTGTACCGCTCTGCGTGTCCAGCAAATAATATATCTCCATCTTTAATTAAAGATACTGAGGCGTCGTGAGAAGTTTCATTAATTCCAAGAATAATCATATTTTCTTATCTTTTTGATACTTATTAAAAATAAAATCTGCGTAGAAGTCATGAAAAGAAGTTCCAGGATGTGCTCCGTCTAAAGCCCATAAAGATTTTTCTTTTGTTTTTGATTTTAAATCAAATTCAAAAACTTTTTTCAACATTTCTTCTTTATGATAATCATAAAAGGTTTCAAATTTTAAAAGAATATTATTATCATACTCTATCTCATGATTATATCCTTGAGATGTCCAAGATGGTCTTTTATGTCTGGATCCGTCATGGGATATATAATAGCTTTCCTTTGGCCTATTTTCAACTTCGTCAATAGATTTTAACCAAGAGAATGAATAGAGTTTTATTTTATTTGATTTGCAATATTGTTCTAAATAAAAATACATTCTATATACAAAACTTTTTAAATTATCAGTACCCGATAACCCATATCTTTCCTCTCTGTGAAATTCTGTTGTAATAAAAAATACTATGTCTGGATTTCCGTATATAGAACAATATTTAAAAAATTGATCTACAGCTTCGCTAATAGATGATCCACTACTTCCTAAATTAAAATAACCACTTGTTGCCTCTGTTTTAGAAATTTTTTGATAAACTTTATGGCACCAAACATCTTCTTTTTCTAAACCGTCTCCTGCCGCAAAAGAATCTCCTAGAAAAATTATATGTTTGCCATTATGATTTTTAATAAAAGAATCACACCTGTAGTCCCACAATTGATCTGAATCAATTAAACGTTTATCATTATGTATCATTAATACAAAAACTCTCTTTTTTTTAATGCTTTTTTATTTTTTTTAAGCCATATTTTAAATTTTATATTATAAAATATTTTTTTAATCATATATTGACCTTATCCCCAGATAACCCAGGAATTTTAATACAAACAATTTGACAATTTGTTAAAAATACGGGATCTGCTATTTCATACGGATCCAAAATAAATATGTCGCCAGGATTTAATTCTTGATCATGAATTTTCATTTTTCCACTTATTAGTAAATTAATTTCTTTTACAACTTTATGATAATGATAGCCATATTGTTCGCCAGCCGAATGTTCTTTAAAACCAACTTCAAAATCTTCTGTAGTATGTACTGAAGGTACAAAATTTCCTATAAACCATCCTCTATCCATGTTGTTAATATTATTAATAATCATAAATCATAATCCTCCCAATCAATTATATTGAATCCAGAATCTGTAATTAAATTAATTGCAATGGCCCTATCTTGGTCTTCTGCGGCAAGTTTATCATTTATTATAAATCTTTGTCCACTAGTCATATTCATTAAAAGAATATCCCAGCATAAACCTAAATCTTGCAAATGTCTTTCAGTTATTTTCCTGGCCGATTCTTTTCTAGCTGTAGTTAGTATTATTTTGTGTCCTTTAGAATCCCAATCATTAAATTTTTCTATTACCCCCTCTAATATCTCTGGTGCAATTTTTATTACATTACTAAAACCATAAGAATGTTTCAATATAGTACCATCTATATCGCAAAAAATTGTTTTTGGTTTATCTGTGTAATATTCTTTAATTTTTCCATTATATTTAGAAATATCTTCAGGAGTTCCTAATGAAATGTATCCATTTTTTTGTAAAAAATATGGCAATATTTTTTTATTATTTTTAATTAAATAATTATATGTTTCAGAAATATAGCATTCTGGGGAACCATTTTTTCTAAAACTATTTAATAAGTTTTCTGCGGACGCAACAAAATCTTTTCCATATTGCCAGTAATGTAATCCAACTAAAGCATTATCGCTAATATTATTCTTTTCAACAATTTTTGTTACAATGCCGTCTTGTATTTCAGCAAAACTATTTTTATTATCATTAGATTTAAATAAAACAACTGCTCCATCACAAATGTTGTTTTTAATAAAATTAAAAAAATCTTTACTGTTCCAATTAATTAATTGATCACAATTAGTAATAATTAAAGGATTTTCATTGTCAATATATTTTTTAGCATAAAGAACTGTTTCTGTTGCCCCAGTTGTTGGTGCATCTAGTGTTATTTCTATGCTATCTGGAGCTAAAGATTTTAATGTTTTTGAGAGTTGCAGGTTATGCTCTTCGTTCTTATATTTTTTAGTTATAAAAATATATTGAGCTTTTATATTTAAAGAATTAATTGAGTGTTCTATTAAATATTTATTATTTACTTTAATTAATGGTTTTGGATCGTGTACTCCAGCTTTTATAAATCTGCTTCCTTCTCCTGCCATTGGTATTAGAATATTTAAATTATTCATTAATTAATTCCTTTAAATATTTATTATTTTCTATTTTATCAATTATATCATTAGAATACTTAGTTTCATTTTTAATTGAATAAAAATAAAGATCTATTTCATGGGCTACATTATGTCCAAAATGATGATGAGCTTTTATAAAATTACCGTGTGACTTCGTAGCGGAATGTGGGGTTATAAGGTCTGTAGATATTTCTATTAAGTTACCTTTTGGTTGCATCAATATTCCATTCATTAAAGATCCTCCACTTAAAGAAACTAAAGTTTTTACTTTATTAAAATAATTTATTTGTTCAATAAAAGAATTAAAATTTTCAGGATAAATTATTTCAAAATTTTTACTTTTAAAATATTCTTCTAAAATTTCTTCATCAAATAATCTGGTAGACGCCTCTTGTATTAATTTAGTATTATTTTGATCAAATCTGGCAGTGTTAGCTATATTTTTTTTTCTACTTAAGTAAGCTTTTTTATATGGTTTATCTGTTTTTATAACATATTTTGAAAAACTTTTATTAATTAAATTAATTGGATTCGGAATTGGGTGTTCTTGATCAAAATTTGAATAATAAAAGTTATTTATTAATACATCTTGCTCTTTTGATGGATCTAAATATATTCTATTTATATTATTATCTTTAATAAAAAAATAAAAAAACTCTATCAAATTATAATCTATATCGGCAGGCGTTAACCATTTTGTATTAAAAATGAATATAGGATTTTCAAAAAGATTTAAACCGTTAAGTATAGAGCCATATGTATTTATAATATGATGAAGAGGAGATTTGTGTATTTCTATTAAAATTTTAGGATTATCGGAAATTATTTTTTTTGCTCTTGGGTGTTCATAAAATGTATTAATATCCTTATTATCAAATGTAAAATTTTCATTAATTACCTGAATAAAATTTGTATTTTTAAAATGGTTAAAACTTCCAAGATTGTTCTCACTAGATGATATTGAAATGTTCATTTAAATTCCTTTTTTAGAAAATTGACATTCTACAATTTGTTGTACGTATTCAGAAAAATGTTTTCTAATATTGCCAGGCGGCCTACCGCCTGAAGCATTCCATATTCTAACATATTCTATAATATTTGCAAAAGTAGTTGGACATACAATATTTCCTTCATATTCTTTTAATACTGTTGGCAGCGGAACATGTTTCCCACAGCATTTACATTCTTTAGCTTTTTCCTGATATATACTCATATTACCATCATCCTATCCATTGCTTCTTTAAGTTCATTTGGCATTCTCGGTGCTCTTATCATATTTACTGAAGATACCTCTGGGTTTTCTTTACTAAAATCATTATCGTAAGACATTGATTCATATGTGTGTATTCTAATTTCTTCATTTGAATCAAATTTAGTTTTACTTATTGCATTAAATATTGAACCGCAGACGGCATCGGCTAAGTCCTTTGATCCTTTTCTTGGGTGGTCCACCTTGTCTCTCATAATTTTTAATTGCAATAGTTCATCTATAAGTAGCGGTATGTGTGGCCCCTTAAGTCTTTCTTCTAAAACTATCATTGCCATATCATCATAATGTTTTTTAGCAACAGATAAAATTTCCGTATTAATTCCATACTGTTTTAATTGTTGCATCATATCGTGAGAGTTCCATCTATCAAAAGTACAAAGTCTTATTTTAAATCCTTTTGTTTGTAAAGACAATATGTAGTCTCTTACCTCTGCAAAGTCAACAGATTTGTCTGGCGTAGGTGTCCAAAACCTTACAGCATCCACTTCTACTATTGGCGCTGGTTGCGAATAAGTATCTGTAACTTTTACATTAACCCATTTTTGAACATGAGCTAAAGAGACTGCACAGTGATCATGTTTTTGTGCAAGGTCTACGTGTATAAAATATTCTTTATCTGGGTCTGGAGCAAACCAATTTTCAAATCTTCCAAATTGATCTATAGCAATTGCTGTATTATTAAATGCAGTTTCTATTTTTTCTCTTGATTTAAAAAATGCATCTACTGCGTCTGATGGCATGCAAGCAAATCTTCCTAGTGCATCCATTGAGTTTTTATAAAATGCTACTTTAAAATCATCAATACTTCTAGTTGGATTAATTTCCCAGGTAGGTCTTTTTAATGCATACACTTTTGGAATAGAGTAAGAGACTATATGGTCCTCTTCCCATTCAACTACAAACTCATTTCCCTCGGTTCCGTCTGGTAAGTCCAGGTCCATCTTGAAATTATGGCTTCTCACTATAACTTCCTTTTCAGCAATAACAGATTCATAAAATTTTTGAATTGGATCATTCTTAAATCTTGGAAAAGAAAGCAATATTACCTTTCCAAAATCTGGAAAACGTGAGTCTACTGACGCTCTATACATTTCATATATGGCATCTGCGGTTTTAGCCTGATCATGACCTGTTGTATTTTCTGTAGCAAAGCCAGATATTTCATCAAGAATAACAACGATAACGTTGTATCCCTCCCAAGCTTCACGTTC